ACCAATAAAGCATTATCTATTTTTAACAGATTAAGACCAGTATCAGTAGGATTTGATTCTATCTTTGACCATTTCGGTTCAATGTGGGATGACGATTTTATTAATGATATACAACCGTCTTATCCACCATACAATATAGTTAAGTCTGGTAAGAACACTTACGATATTGAAGTTGCATTAGCAGGATTCAATAAAAAAGACATTAACGTTGAGGTTGAGAACGGTATGCTTACCATTGAAACTAAGCAGTCAGAAGACGACAAAAAAGCTGACGTAGATGGTAAAGTATTACATAAAGGTATATCTAAAAGATACTTCAAAAGGTCTTTCACAATCGCTAATGATGTAAAAGTCAAAGGTGCAGAATTGAAAGATGGTCTTTTAAAGGTTTCTATGGAGAAGATTGTTCCAGAAGAAATGAAGTTAAAAACAATAGACGTTAAGTAATAACGTATAGATAGTGGCGGGGAAACTCGCCGCTATTTTTTTGGCCTAGCATTGACTTATAAATAGATATAGTATATAATATAAAGGAAATTATGAATAAAATATTAATAGTGTTAATAAGTTTGATTCTTGTCAGTTGTGTACAAAATCCTAAACTATCATTTGGTAAGAAATGCGTGGAAAAAGGTGACCAGGTTCACTTTTCCTATGTGTGGGTATATGATAAAGAAGCAGGATTACAAGCAGACGAAATAACTTGCGAGCTGATAGACAACCAGGATTGACATTTTAAACAAAATATTATATTATGAGTCATTATGAGTAAATTAGATTATTGGCACGTGCCAAATGTTACATTTAAAACAAGAGAAGGTGACGAGTTAGTTGACGGCGGATGTTCTTTTGAAGATGGTAAATGGGTAGATAGAACTACTGATTATTATTTCAAAGGAAAGAAAGTTGTTATATTCTCTTTACCTGGTGCATTTACACCAACTTGTTCAGCAAAACAATTACCAGAATACGAAAAAAGATTCCAAGAGTTTAAAGATAAAGGCATAGATGAGATTTATTGTATATCAGTAAATGATACTTATGTTATGAATGCTTGGTTTGCTGACTGGAAAATTAAGAACGTTAAACCTATTGCAGACGGAAACGGACACTTTACTAGACGTTTAGGTATGTTGATTAACAAAACTGATAAAGGTTTTGGTATGAGGTCTTGGAGATATGCCGCTGTAGTTAACGATTTAAAAGTTGAACAATGGTTTGAAGAACCTGGAATCAATGATAATGGAAGTGATGATGATCCATATGGACAATCTTCTCCTTCTAACGTTTTAAATAATTTATAATGATTAAATAATGAGGAAATGAAATGAACCTATCAAACAATACAGTTGCTATTCTAAAAAATTTTGCTGATATTAATAAGAACATATTAGTAAAACCAGGAAAGCAATTACAAACGATATCTACTTTAAAGAATATTCTTGCCGAAGCAGATATAGACACAAAATTTGAGCAAGAATTTGCGATATACGATTTACCAGAATTTCTACGAGCAGTTGAGTTATTTAATAAATCAGATATACAATTTAATGGTACTAACAAGTTGGTTATTAAAGACGCCAATTCAAGACAATCAGTTAAATATTTCTTTGCAGATAAATCAGTAATAGTTGCACCAACTAAAACGATTAATATGCCTGATAAGTATGTAACCTTTACATTAAAGAAAACACAATTTGCAGATTTACAAAAAGGTATAGTTACATTAAACTTACCAGACATTGCAGTAAAAGGTGATGGTAAAAACATTACAATGATTGCAACTGATAAGAAAAATAAATCTTCAAATGATTATTCTGCTGTAGTAGGCACAACTGATAAAGAGTTTGTAGCATATTTCAAAGCAGAAAACTTGAAAATAATACCAGATGATTATGATATTGCGATTTCTAAACAAAGAATAAGTCATTTTGTTAATAGAAATAAACCAGTACAATATTGGATAGCATTAGAACCTGATTCTGAATTTTAAATGATGAGTATATTGAGTATATTATGGCAGAAAACTTATGGGTTGAGAAATACCGACCTAAAAAAATTGACGATTGTATTTTAGCAAATGAATTAAAAGAAACTTTTAAGCAATTTGTAAAACAAAAAGAAATCCCAAACCTATTACTATCAGGTACGGCAGGCACAGGTAAGACTACCGTAGCACGTGCTTTATGTGAAGAGTTGGGCGCTGATTACCTTGTTATCAACGGATCAGATGAAGGTCGTCAAATAGATACTCTCCGAAATAAAATTAAAAATTTTGCGTCAACTGTATCCTTTGAAGGAACAGGTCATAAAGTTGTTATAATTGATGAAGCAGATTATATGAACGCTGAGAGTGTTCAACCTGCATTAAGAAATTTCATAGAAACATTTTATAAGAATTGTAGATTTATCTTTACTTGTAATTATAAGAATAAGATATTACCAGCATTACATAGTCGTTGTACTGTTATTGATTTTGCAATAACTAATGGTCAAAAAGTTAAGACAGCAACACAACTTATGATTAGGTTATGTAATATCTTAACAGAAGAAAAGATAGAGTTTGATAAAAAAGTACTTGCAGAATTAATACAAAAACATTTTCCAGATTTCAGAAGAACTATTAATGAACTTCAAAGATATTCAGTAAGAGGTAAAATTGATAGTGGTATATTATTCAGTATAACTGAAGCAGATATTAAAGAACTTGTAGCAATTTTAAAAGAAAAAAGATTTAATGATATGAGAAAATGGGTTATACAAAACCTAGATAAAGAACCATCATCATTGTTTTCAAGTGTATATGAAATACTATATAAGAACTTACAACCACAATCAATACCACAAGCAGTTTTAGTTATTGCAGGATATCAATATAAATCCGCTTTTGTAGCAGACCAAGAGATTAATATGGTCGCTTGTTTAACAGAAGTAATGGCAAATTGTAAATTTAAATAAATGAAAAGTTTAGTTGAAGAATGGGATAAATTTTTTAAACAACACCCTTATGGGGGACCTTGGGATTTTAATAAACATACGAAAAAATTACAAGATGACCACGTTGTTGATTTTATAAAGTATTATAATTTTGAAAAAAATTTAAAGGTTTTGGATTGTGGATGTGCAGATGGCAGAAATTCTGAATATCTTATAAATGAGGGGTATGAGGTAACAGGTGTAGATTTTTCACAAACGGTTATAGAAAGAACTCAAAAGCGTTTACCAAAAGGAAAATTTCTTACTGGAGATATAAGAAAATTAGATAAGATTGAATCAAATAGTTTTGATTTTCTTATTGACGCTGGTGCTTTACACGTAAATTATCCACAAGATACTATATCAATTATAAAAGAGTATCATAGAATATTAAAACCTTCAGGTAAAATGTTTATTAGAGTTTTCAATAAGGATGACGATACACCTAATCCTATTTTTGCTGTAAATAAAGATTTAACTATGCCTGTATTTGGATATAGTGAGTCTGTATTTAATAATCGCATTAAAGATTATTTTAATGTTAAACATAAAATATATGATTCTCTTTACGGTGCTCACGGTGAAGGATGTAATTATTATTATTTGGAAAGAAAATGAAAAGAAACGATACAAAAAGTCCATCACAATTAAAGAAACCAGAATCAATAGGTTGGAAAAAAGAAATAAGAAAAACTCCAATTGACCCTTTAGAAATTATAGCAAAAGAAAATGAAGAGTGGCAAAAAGAACAACAAAAAACTTTAAGACGCTATAAAAGTTTAGGAGTATTTGAAGAGTTAATTAAATCACAGGAAAGAAAAGCCAATATGACAAAAATTGAGTGGCAAAATCATTGTAAAAAACAAGATAAATTGGCAAAAGAAGATAGACAAGAATATTTGAGAAATAATAAAATGAATAAAAAAATTGTGAATAGTATATTAGATTTATTTAAAGATAAAGAATATGTAAAAGGAAAAATGCCTGTTCCTGATTGTCCTTGTAATACTTGTTTTGCTATAGCATTTGATCCTGTTAATAAATTTAAAATGAGTTGGGACGATTGGGACTATGGACTATATGATGATTTGATAGACGGACAATTAAATCAGGTATATAAATGAATTTAAAAAGTATGACACATCTTATTCAAGAAGTACAAAGAAAATATTTACCAGCTATTAAAAAAGGTTGGGACGATAATATTCTACCACAGACTTCTAATTTATATTATAAAAGAGGTTGGGATAAGAATCCAAAGTTTCCTAAAGGTCAACAAGAAATACCATTGTCTAAATTATGGATGGATAAATCTAAACAATCAGCATTATCAATAGATAATATAGACAAGATTATAAAAAATTTTGATCCTACTAAATTTAAACCAATAACTTGTATTAAAAATAAAGATAAGTATTTCGTAGTTGATGGACGACATAGAGTTGTAGTTTTAGGAATATTAGGTAGAACTAACATAGAGGTAGATATAAATGATGGATAGAAAAGCAGTACTTGGTCAAATAGGTGAAAAAATAGTAAGTAATTACTATTCTAGGGCAGGTAATATAGTAGAACACTCTATTGATCCTTTTGATAGACATAAAGATTTACTAGTAGATGGTGAAAAGGTTGAAGTTAAAACTCAAACTCGTTTTGTAATGAAAGATTGTTTTACTCTTAAATTAAATCAAATTAAAAAATGTATGAACGGATATCATATTGTAGAGTGTCCAACAACAGCAAGTAATGAATCCGCATTATATAAAGTAGATAAAGGATTTAGATATAGCACAGGACATATGAATAACGGAGATGTTAGATATGAAATACCTAGAAAACAACCAGCAGTCAAAAAATTAACAGACATTGAAGGCAAAGAGAAAATGTTATTGAAAAAATACAGCACAAATTATGTACGAACTAAAAGATTACCTTAAAGCAATTAATGAATCAAAAGAGAATTTATTAGACACACCAGATCCGACTTGGGAAAAGAAGTACCCACCATTTGTAATTAACCGTTGTCTATCTATGTTCTATGATACCATAATGCATAGCAATGAAATGAACGGATTGCATTTCCTACCAAAGCGTATGCAATTTCATTATTTCATAAATAGTATACGAAAGAAAAGGCGATTTGGAGGTAAGTGGTTATCACAAACCAAGTTGAAGAACCTAGACATTGTAAAACGTTATTATGGTTATAGCAATACAAAGGCGAAGGAAGCTCTCAACGTACTTACAGACGACCAAATTGAAATTATTAAAACTAAACTTATACAAGGTGGGAGAAAGTTTAAATGAGCGAAGATATTATTAGTTGGTCGGCTAGCGATATGCTAGAAGTGACCATCAAACAACCTGATGATTTTCTAAAAGTCAGGGAAACATTAACAAGAATCGGTGTAGCAAGTAGAAAAGATAAGACACTTTATCAATCGTGTCATATACTACACAAACAAGGTAAATATTACATAGTCCATTTCAAGGAACTATTTGCATTAGACGGTAAAAAATCTACATTAACATCAAACGATATTCAAAGAAGGAATACCATATCTTTATTATTACAAGATTGGAACTTAATTGATGTCGTTAAAAAAGAAGCAACGGAAGATAAAGCACCGTTAAGTCAGATAAAAGTATTACCATTTAAAGAGAAAAAAGAATGGACATTATCTGCTAAATATAACATAGGGAAGAAAGTGGATGACAAGAAGGAAAAGAAACCTGAAACAGCTACAACTAGTCCAATGAGCGATGAATAAATGCAGATACCAAATTTCAAAGATTACATAACAGAAGCAAAAACTTCTGGATCATATAGATTAATCATTATATCAGATGAACCTGAAAATGATTTAAACTTTCA